CTTTAGCTCATGCAGCAAGGAATACAAGGATCACACAAGACGCAATAAAGAAGTCACTTAATCCGTTACTGAAGCGTAGATTTAAGCACAATGAAAGAGATGTGATATTTAGGATAGTTAAGACAAATTAGTATATTTGTCATGAGTATTGCAGACTCATTAAGAACTTATTGCCCTTGATACGAACCCCTATCTGCAATGTAGGGGGAACTTGATAGGGCACTTTTATTTTATGGAAAGAGATTTTAAGGGAGTTTGGATTCCCAAAGAAGTATGGTTAGACGAAAACCTTACATGGATGGAAAAGCTATTGTTGGTAGAAATAGATAGCTTAGATAAAGAGAAAGGTTGCTTTGCGAGTAACAAGTATTTTGCCGAGTTTTTTCAGTTAAGTCCATCAAGGATTAGTGAGTTAGTAAGCCAGTTGGTTAGTAAAGGCTATATAACTACTTTTCTTTTGTATGATGGTAAACAAGTAAAACAAAGGATTTTAACACCAACAGTACCTATTCGGAAAAGAGAACTAGGTATTCGGAATATCGAAGAGGGGTATTCGGAAAAGGCTGAGGATAATAATACAATACTTAATAATACAATTAATAATAAATCTATAAATATATCGTTTGATACATGGTGGGATTTATATGATAAGAAGGTTGGTAGTAAAACTAAACTACAAAATAAGTGGAATAAGCTAACTGACAATCAAAGAACACAAGCTATAAAACATACTAAGGAATATAAGATTGCACAACCTGATAAACAATACCGTAAAAACCCTGATACCTACTTAAATAACGAATCATTCTATGATGAGATAATTAAGCCTAAAGAATTTAATCAAGTACCTACTAACAGAGTAACTACTAAAATAAAACTATAACATGACACCAAAACAAAAAGCAGATAAGTTAGTAAATGAATTTTATCGAATTATTCCTTTAGATAAAATGTCTATTGATTGTAATTTAGCTAAAAAATGTGCTTTAATAGCTGTAGATGAACTATTAGAAGCAACTAAAAGATATGACTATACTTTAGGTCCTAATCCTAGCTATAATGATTATTGGTTAAAAGTTAAATACCAAATAGAAAATCTATGATAGCTATAAACCTACCAAAAGCTCTAGATATTGAATCTAACATACTTGGGGCATTACTTTTAGACAAAAGGACTATTCCATTGGTTATAGGTCATCTAAAAACTGACATATTCTACGATCTAAAGCACCAAAAAATCTTTAACGCTATCAAGGAGATGTATGATACCAATGTATCTATAGACCTTACTACTGTAGCTCAAAAACTTTCCCAAGATAAGGACATACAAGATGTTGGTGGTGCTTTTTACCTATCTAAGTTAACTGATAATGTAACATCAACAGCCCACATAAACACCCATATCGAGATTGTTATTGAGATGTACAAGAAGCGTGAAGCCTATAAAGTGCTTAGAATAGCTGAGAATCAATTACTTGACAATGATAGTCAAGCTATAGATTTACTTTCTGACCTAAATAGTCAACTCATAGGTTTACTTGAATATGGTAATTTATACGAAAAAAGCATAACAGACGTAGTTATGGCTATCAACTTTGCTAGAGATTTAGCAAGTAATGGCGAACTTTTAGGATTTAATACAGGATTCCAAGAGCTTAACCAAACCATAGCAGGATGGTGTAAACCTGACCTATGTATTATAGCCGCTAGACCAGGAGCTGGTAAGACAGCAATGATGCTTTCTAGTGTTTACCACTTAGCTATCTTAAATAGCGTTCCTACGGCTATTTTTAGCCTTGAAATGAGCTCCGAACAGCTTGTTGAAAGGTTAGAGTCAATAACAAGTCAAGTGCCCTTAAAACGCCTTAGAACGAATAATTTAAATGACTATGAACGTAAGCTACTTTTAAAGACAGATGACAAGATAATCACAGCACCCATCTACATAGAGGATACTGGAGGAATCAGTATCTCACAACTCAGAGCTAAGGCTACTATTCTTAAGCAGAAGTATGGCATTAAGGTTATATTCCTAGACTATCTTCAACTTATGAGTGGACAAGGCAAACAAAACCAAAACCGAGAGCAGGAAGTAAGTTTTATAAGCAGAAGCCTTAAAGCCTTAGCCAAAGAGTTGGAAGTACCTATTATTGCTTTATCGCAGTTATCTAGAAAGGTTGAAGAAAGGGCTGATAAGCTACCAATGTTGTCTGATCTAAGAGAATCAGGTTCTATTGAACAAGACGCTGACATTGTTATTATGCTTATGCGACCATCTTACTACGAGATGAAAGAGCCTGTAGAAATAGGTGGTAAAGAATACCATCCTGACGATTTAGTTATTGTTAAGGTAGAGAAGAACAGACATGGTAAGACTGGAAATATACCTATTAGATTTATTGGAGAAACAACCACATTTGAAGACTATAAACTATAAACTATGAAAACAGCAATGCAAGAATTTGAAATATTATTTTATAAGAAAGCACAACCAACCATTAATACGAATAGTTGGGTAGTACATAAAGACGAGTTTGAAAAATTAATCTTAGCTGCCAAAGAAAAAGAAAAAGAGCAGATAATTACCGCTTTTGAAGTTGGATATAAATCTTGCGATTTAGATGAAACGTTTGAAATTAATAGGAAATTAGGAAGTGGAGAACTGCACTATAACAAAACCTATAACCAAAACAAATAACTATGAAGCAAAAATCTACCGATGTTCACTTAATAGAAGGCGAAGACCTTAACATCGAGAACATGAAGCAGCGTATTATAACTAGAGCATGGTATGATACTGCTAGATTTAACGACATAACAGACATAGCAGTTGGTATCGGTATGGGTACTAGAACACTTTTCTTTTATGCTAAGAAACTAAAACTACCTAAGAGAAGTGGACTTAAATAGGAACTATAAGAATACTCGTAAGTTCGACATAGAACAAGCTAAGGCTAAAGATGGCACTTACCAGGCATTGTTATTGTTTGCTAGGAACACAAAAATCCTCGTTATACAACAACCAAAAGCACTCAAGCAAAAATTCATGTGGCTTGAATATGAGAATAATGGTAAGCCTAGTGGCATAGCAGACACAAGAGTAGAGTTCTTTGCTATCAACTTTGACCTTAAGGATAGGATTTACTTTATAAGAGCTGAAATGCTTAGAATAAAGGCAAGAAGACACTTTAAATGGGGTAAAACTAAGATAGTTGAGGGCATAAGATATGTAAAAGTTCCAACTGTGGAGATGATACGTTTCGATTAATTGATGTAATTTCGTTTATATGACATACAAAACAGCAAGTGACTTAACCAAGATGATGCTAGAATATTTAGATAGTTTAGGTTATGAAGTATGGAGGAATAATAACCTAGCAGTTAAGGGAAGGTCTTTCATTGGTAAGAAAGGTTTACCTGACATCATTGGTTACCATAAGAACTATGGTCAGTTCATTGCTTGTGAGATAAAAGCTATAGGTGATAGATTAAGTGTATCACAGATAGAGTTCTTAACTCACTTAGGTATGTGCGGTGGCACATCTATTGTATGTCAACAAGTATCAGACGGAACAATTAATTTAACAATATTTTTAGACAATGGCGAAAGCAAAATCAGCATCTGGGATGACCAAAAAGGTCAATTTTGGGAAGAGAAGGTTGGGTAAGGCAAAGAAAAGAAACGGACCTAAAGACAAAAATGTAAAACAATACCGAAGACAAGGTAGATAAAAACAACAATTATGGAAAATTTAGAATTAGACAACAAGGCAGAAAATGTAACTAAGACAACTAAAAAAGAAGTTAAGGTTACTGTAGTTCCTAAGGAAAGCAAGTTTGTAACTGCTGAAACTATTAAGTTAGTAGAAGACATCTTAAATGATGGTACAGTAGATATCAAATGGAGAGCACAACTTAAAGAACAAGTAAGAAAATACAAAGGATATGGAGAATAAGTATGAATATGATTCAGTCGTTGAGAATGTTATTAATCGTTTGAAAGATAGAGCAAGGATTGGTTTTGAAAAGTATGGAACTGACCTTGACAGAAACGACCTAATAACAGAACAATGGATTGAACACGCAATAGAAGAGGCATTAGACTTTAGTCTATATCTTACTAAGTTAAAAGAGCAATTAAAAAAGAGTTTATAAACCAAAACAAATATCATGGCAACACAAAAAGAGAACTTCTTAGGAAGATGTTTCACACTTAGATCAGCTTACGGATCATTTAGAAAAGTATCATTCGGTCCAGAGGACTTAAAGAAACTAAACGAGTTCGCAGCATCTAACAAAGGATGGTGTTCTATCCTAATTAAAGACAAAAAGAACGCAGGACCTGAACAAAGTGATTTCTATTGCGAAATGGATACATTTAAAGCAGGTGATTATAAACCAACAAACAAATCTTTACCATTCTAGTTATGAACTCAAAAATTTATAAAGATATTTTAATCAACTTATCACTTTTATTAGTAGGTTTGTATCTACCGTTTGCTTTCATTATCAATAAGTATAACCCAACAAGTTGGGAATGGTATGAAAGATGTTTATACGTTATATCTGTTGCAGTAACTATCGGTTACGGAGCTAGTCAGTATAACAAAAAGTAGTATGTTTTGTTTGTAGTTTAATAGTTAGACGCTGCTATTCTTAGTGGCGTCTTTTTTATGTATCAAATTGACTTATATCAATAAAACATAAGTCAAAAAGTAGTAGTTTTACTACCTTTTATGAGCGATAAATGAACTTTATATGAGCGATAAAAAACCCCCAGATTTTACCTGAGGGTTAACCAAAACTACACACAATCACACACCACACATGAGAGCTATTTTAATTATGACTATTTCTAGTGTCATAAAACTTTGTCAATACTGATCCGTAAAGGACTGCTTGATACCTTGCTGTAAAACTATCCATTGATTCGTTTACATAGAAGTAATCTTCATTAGCCATATATACAAAACACCTATCACTATTTTCTTCATCAGCCGTTACACTCGCCACCTGATAGATGTTGATATAAGCATCTGATTCCTCAGAGTTATCCTGGAACTCGTAGCTTTCATCTTCCTCTTCGGTCAGTTGTATGATGTGCATTAACATTTGTGATACTATTTTTAAGTACAGTAAGTCGTAATTCCCTAACAATCAACTCAAGCCTAGCTTCTAAGTGAGTCTTTTCTTTCATCAATTGGTTAATCTTAACGTCTACTTCTCTGTTCATACAAATTTACGATTTAATTCTAATGGAAATAAAAAGTGCATACCCCATTGACAACCAATGCAATACACACTTTCTTTATATTTACTAGACTATAGTTACTTTCTAGGTAACCTAATAATCTTACTGCCTAGAGGCATCGGAACAAATATAGCAACTCTTCCGCCATCTAGAACAACTCCACAGCCTAATGTGGGTCTTTTGGGGAAAGGTCGTGAATACTCCATAGCATAGGCATCAATATCGATACCACAGCCTACATTCATGCCGAATATCATATCCTTGTCAGATGAACTATAAAGAACACCTCCAAAGCTATGTATATGACCTATTACTGTTGATTGTCGAGCATCTCTTGCTCTATTGATTGCACCTGCTTGTCCTGATGAACCTGTACCATGAGTATATAAAACACCGTCTATTTCCCATTCTAAAGCCCATTTCCAGCCTTTAGGAGCATCCCAAGCTTGTTCATAGGACTTAATAAATCGTTCTGGTAAACCGCTTGTTTGAGCCTTTCTTTTATGAAGGGCTGAGTGGTTACCAATACATACTTTTACGTTAGGGAATTGTTTGTACCATTTGTACATAGCAGCTTGTGCTAAGTCTGCTTCTCTACCTGCTCCATGTCCGTCAGGTTTAGATTCGTGATAACTGATGGCATGATTGTCAACTTCATCTCCAATGTGTACAACCTCAGAACATTGAAACTTATTCGCTACTTCATAGCAAAAAGCTTTATATCCAGGATGACAGAATGGTTCATGAGTGTCGCCTATTACTAGGACATTTTTCTTGCTCATTATATGTGGTTTTGGTTTTGGTCTATTTTACTAACTTCTCGTTACCCTTATAAGTAACATAGTTAGTTCTTCCGCCTGTTTTATCTTTAGCAATCAATATTTCTTGCTTTAGATTATTAGCATCATAAGCTACATGAACCCATCCTAATTTACCATCCTTCGGAAACTCTGCTATTAACTGCTTAAATTTAAGATTGTCTTTGATATAGTGAAATATATCATTGTTTGTATATGTACTACCTGAACCATCTTGGTCTATATCTGCCGCACAACCAAAACTATGATCTGATTTTAACGCACCACCTATGAAGTGATTTAGCATCTTTGACCTGTAACCACTAGATAGCGTAATAGGACCAAACTTCATTCTGATTGGTTCTAATACTTTTTCACATAGTACTTTAATGTTTTCAATGTGTTCAGGAGTTGGCTCGTTAGATACTCCATGTCTTTTTGCTGATTCACTACGAGTAAACTCTATAAGTGAAAAATGTGCTGTTAATTTCATCTTAAATAATTTGATTTACAAAATATGCTAATCCTAGCAACCATAATAGGAAGCCAAGTGTTAAAATTATCTTTTCGTTCTTAGGCATCTTTCTTAAATATTTTCTCTACTGAGGTTAAACCTAAGCAACCGAATGCTAACAAAGCTACTGATTCTACAAGAATTGAACTTGGGGCAAAATGTTGTTCACTAAATTGGTTATGGTACATAGTAATACATAATGCTAAAACGCATAACAACCCACATAAACGCTTCATACTAAATCTACCATTATCTTCTTGGAAAAACTGTTTCATATTATTTAATTTTTATTAATGCTAATGCTACAAACAAAAGCAAAGTCCATAATCTATTTATACCTTGTTCTTGTTCAAACTTTTCTTTAAACTCTGGATCAATTCCTGTACTAGATTTAATATTTTGGATATGAAATCTGTAAATATTGACTGAATCTTCTTTACTGCGTAGTTTACTATTTGTTGTAACATATAAATTGTTTTTAAGTGATAACGAGTCCTTATAAGCGATTATTGTATCGTTATAGGACTTATATAGTTTGTTAATGGTATCTGCTTGACCAATGGTCATTATAACAACAGAATCCCCTTTAATCTTTTTTGTGATGGGATATTGGGAGTAGCTTGAAACTGACAGCAGTATCATTGCTAACACTATCCAAAGTTGCTTTAACTTCATTTAGTTCGGTTTTTAGTGTTGTCATCTCTTGCTTAATCTCAGCAAACTTACTAACAGTAGAAGTTACTATAGCTTCTTTAGCTTGATCTGCTTTAATCTGAACAGCTTTGTTCTTAGTCATTGTGCTATTAAACTCAGTCATAAATTGCTCGAACTCCTTATCTTCAGTTACTGCCTTATCTTCCTTTTTAGCTGTAACATTTATAGTAGTTGCTGTAACTGTTAGAAAACCAAATATCAAAAGAATAGATTTCATTGCCTTTTATTTAACTGTTGATTTAATAGCTCCCATAGCATCTAAGGTTTCAAGCTTAGTTGTAGTAGAACTTAATGCTGTTTTACACTCAATTAAAGCCTGAGTCTTTAGGCTATCCTTATACTCAAGATTAGTTATCCTAGCGTCTTGAGAGTCTATCTGATTGTTGAAATTGCCTCTAATGTCTACATAAAGAACAGTTATACCGATTATAACTAGGAACATAGTTCCTTTGATTGGGTCTTTACTAAACTGAGAAAAGCTAATCGGTAGAGGATTAGCAC